CAATTCCGACATATCCATAGAAATTTTCTCTATCGCTTCCGTCCCCGCTATGAACGTCACACCACCCCGATTCTTTCCCCCGTGAGATTCCTGCCACTTCGCTTTTGCTATCTTCGCCTGGTCACGGGTCATCTCCCCCGAAGTACGTACCACCAATCCCGGGACAGCACCGTTATCCAGAAGCGCCATGCTGTAATCCGTCATTACATTATCAGACTCAACCTGCCGTAACGCCGCTTTTAATGGTGACATCCCATAAAACGGATCAAGCGGATCAGGAAGCAAAATATGAATAATGTTCTTAGGCTCAATACGTTGTTGCCGCCCGTTAATTGTATAAATATATTGCGAAATAAACTCATCAATCCCAGGGACAATACCCATCCGATCAGGACGCAACAACACCAATTCAACAACTCTGCCCCCCTGACTACGGTTTTTATAAATAAACACATTGCCCGATAACATTAGATGCTGCATCATCCGTGACTGAAAAACATACTCAGACTCATGATCATTCGGCTGTAGAAGCAACTGCTGTAACTCATGATCCATGACTGGTTGGTCATCGTCCCCGCGATATACCCTTAACGGCGCTTCCGCATAAGATTGCATAATTTTTGTGATACATCGATAAACCAGCGCATTAGCACCGTAAGCATTTCTGGCATAATTGGGATAATCAAATTTCGGATAATCAGGGGTAGCCTGTTTCCCGGAGACCCATACGCCAGACGTTTTTCGCTCTGTCCATTTATCAAATAACGCTTTAATATAGCTAATCATATCACCCAAACCTCGTTCCGTGGTTTGCCAAAATGAGTGAATAATGCGTAACGAATCCCGTCCATGCCATGGTCAAACTCTTTGATAGGCTCATCGAGCTGGTTACCGTTAGCATCCTCTTTCCATTTATACAACCCGAATTCATTTATTGAGATTCACGTTGTCTGCTTTAGAATGTAAAGTGAATTCCTTTAACCAGGCTGATCCCTGCAGACACCGACCCAGCCCCTTTCGCTGAAGGTAGTACCCTGTACCCCGCTCGCCGCAACCGTTCAATATCGTCCGGGCGTGCAGAATCACAATACAATTTATCGGACTTCGTTACACCCAATTGCGGGAGTTGCTCTATCAAATCTCCGACCGTGTGTTGCGTCTCATAAAACAGCTCATCTAAATATACGTCCTGCCCGTTAATTCCGTATTTTAGTCAGGCTCATCGGGTGCGAATAACCCAAAATCCAGTCCGAAAAGTACAGTCTGAAATCGTTTGGGAAAAACCTCGTCCATCATCGGCACACCATAAATCAACCCCTTTAACACACCCCACAGATTTAGCGCATAAACATTATAATACTGCTGATCGACATTGATCAGATTTTCAATGGTTTCGATATACTCCTGCTCAAGGCGTGGGTTATCTTTATATGTAGATTCATGGATACGAAGTTTTATCTGGTATAATTGCATCTGAATCAAAGAACAACGACTTGACCCATGAATTCTCATTGACCGGGTTAAAGGTCAGAACAAGTTGTTTATAATGATCAGATTTTCCACGCAACCGAAGATCAACCTGGGTAAAGTCTTAGCCGGGTAAACTCAGTCGCCTCTTCCATCCACACCCCGGTAATCCCTTCGATTGATTTTAACCGCTCAGAATCGTCCCGGTTAGCAAGTCCCTGAAAAACAAACGCATTCCCGTTCGGGGTGAAAGTGATTGTCCTATCAGACTTATTATACTCGAAAAGTTGAGATAGCCCGAATGATGCGATCGTTCCCAGTATCAGCGCAATAACCGAATTATTCAATGTTTTTCCTACTTTACGCATAATTAAGAACCTGTGACCTTGTTCAGCAACGATACGATACACCAGTTTTTGTACAATTGACCATGATTTACTTGAACCAGCCCCGCCTTTAAGCACCAGGTAACGATGTTGGTCAGCGATAAGTGGATAAAAGTATGGATTGACAATTTTATCCAACTGGCTAAAAATCAATTGTGAGTTCATTGGGCGGCATAGTCATTACAATGAAACCCTTCCCCGATAAAACGGGGATTCACGTTCGGCACGAGCCTCTCCATATTTGCTTGACATATTGGGCAGATCATATCCCGAATAACATCATTGTCGAATAGGTCAAAGTTCATGACCGCACTCTGCACACCTGAATTCATATATAGGCATCAGTCATTACCCCATTCTGGAGGTGGGAGCACTTTGATAGTCTGCTCACCTGAATGCTCAATTTCTTGTTTGTCGCGCCATCGCTTAGGTTGCCGATTCTTGAGCCAGTAGATAATAGCAGTGGAATCTGGCGGATAGTGTTTAACGGTAGGTACAACAGTGGTTTCTCCGGTTTTCGAATCACAAAATATTTTGTCTTCGGGATGTGAGTATCCTTTAGCTCTTTCATACAGCGAGCGTTCCACATCGGCGTCAGCTTTTAATTTCCAATCATTTAAGGACTCGAAAAACTTTGGGCATCGTTTTTTCCAGTTATATAGGGTCTGCGGATCGATCATCAGCGCTTTAGCAACTTCTTTATCGGAGCATCCTTTTCGATAGAGCATTTTAATGGTAGGTTTGAGTTTGGGATCCCACTTGGTTGGTCTTCCACCTTTATTTTTCTTTTTTTCTGGCATAGTTCTCTCCGATATGAAAAGGACACAGCATGAATATACTGTGACTTCTTATTATGCTCAACGTTAGTCATTTATTTTCGCCTTTTTCTATTTTCTATTCAAATTTGCTTGACATTTGATTATATTTGTTTATATTATAGTTAAACAACAGCGCAGACAGCGCACAAACTAAACTAATTGGAGGTCATTGTGGAACTGTTTTTAATTAGGAGCAACAACGTTTCTCCGAACGCTATTCGGAGCGAATTCAACCCATCCGAATTTCGGTTGACACCGTTTGTTGGTCGCACAAACATGAGCAACGAGCCCCGTGTTGAGGGCTGGCTGGGAACAACGAACGATATTAACGAAACAGCAATCTGTGCGATAGACACGGATAAACCGGATTGGTATAAGGTTCTCGTTTCGGCAATTTCGGAATCGATAGACGTTGAGGTCTCGAAACTGGATATTCCAGACGAGACTGAGATATTCGAGTCGGTTCTGCCCTGGGGATACGGTTTCGTTCCCGAGCGCAGGAGCTAAATTTCACAGTCTCTGCCTTGGTAGGCTGGTGGCGGTTCGATTCCGCCACAGAGACCACATCGGTTAAATCAATTATTGGAGGTTGAAAATGGACGGGTACACAGTTATTGACGAATTACGCTCGCTGATAGAGCGAGTACGGTCAACGAAAGACTCGCCGAGTGAGGACTGCGGGGAGTCAATCGAGGAGGAGCTGGAAGAGCAAAAACTCAAAGCACTCGAGGAGGCTTTGTTATCGGTCACAGAGGAGATATTGTCCTCACAGGATAACGGGGGAATCAATGTCGAGTATCAATCTGAGCGACTTATCAGGCGCATCCCGAGCCTTATAATTGAGGTAACAATCGGTGATGATGGCTACTGGCTGGCAACAGCACGAACGGACCGGGACAATAATGAGCCGGAAATTTGGCTTGACAATTAATAAACATTTATGGAGGTTGAAATGACAGAGCAGAAATTTAACGAAACCTGCAACGAGTGCGGGAAGAGTGTGGCATTCGGTTCTGGTAACTACGTGAACCGGGTTGCGGACGGAGACAGTGTTGCGGAACGAACGATTGCCGGGAAACCACACCCTCGAGGTGACTTCATTTGTGCGGAGTGTGACGTGGATGTTATTTATTTAGCAGCTCAACGGCAGATTGAGGAGCGAGAGGATTTTGTTGAGAACCTTATAGACGAGGTCACTGCGTCACTCATAGACAACGTGAAACACTTTGAACTCGGCAAGCCTTTCGAGATCAAGGTCACGTTTGACCCGGACGAGAGTCTGTCATACGTTGACAGGACTCGAATAACGATAACACAAGATTAAGGGAGGCTAAAATGGCAGATTCATATTACATCATTAACTCAAAAACATCCGAATATATTGAGGTGTTTAGTCCTTCTTGGGAGGGTGACTGGAAACAGCAGTATCCTCACGTCAAGGGCTTAGATTATCTTGACATTGACAACCCGGCAATCTGGAGCCATCAGTTTATAAACGGTATCCCTTACGGTTACGAC